CTAGGGTAGGGGTTTTATCCCCCGAGTCCAGCACTTAACAAGTGCAGGCCGACCATGGTGTACCAACCACAGCCTTGGGAGTAATTTCTACTCTCAGCGTCGGGTATCCAGTCCCAGGAGGAACTATATCTCCAAACGACTTTAGCCTTAGCTCTGTCCGAACGGACAGATATGCGGCCGTACCTGATGTAGCTTCCGAGGAAGGTGAGAAGCAAGCCACTCGGGTTGTATTTAAACCCGGGCAGCTTCGTTCTCACCACTGCTTCGTCGAGGGAATCACCCTCTCCGATGCGATAGGTGGTTGGTACGTTCTTTCTAACACGATACTTCGTGCTATAAGTAGTACGGCACCATACCGTCGACGTGGCGTAAGCCTTCGGGACCTTAAGCCCTTCGTCGTCACCATCCGTATACGGTATGAAAAGTATTTTACGCTTCTCAATCCCAGATAGGAGGTAACTGACAGTATTAAAGAGCGGCAGATCCGTTCGAGCCGACCAACGTAGCAGTCGATTCACAGCGGAATAAACGAGTGAATCTTGCTTGAGCGACTTGATGTAAACCCCGCGGATGTTATGTCCACGGAAAAAGTCACCGCCGCAAGACTCCCTGAAGTGGCCTACGTTGAACGATTTGTCTACGTTCACGCGGAAGCCCAGCGTTTCAAGGCACTCGACGACAAAGTCATAAGCGTCCTTTCGGACAATGATATCGTCGCCAAATACCGCAAAATTGGCTGGTGCGCGTTTACCGAACTGGGGTTTAATCCCCATAACCCGGTAGCAGGCAACAACAAGCGATGCGAAGATCAGCGTCTGCAGGGGAAAAGTATAACCATTCCCCATGCTGCTAATCATATCGAGCTTGACCTTCTCACCACTTGGTAGTGTGGTGAGAGGGCTTCGTGTTTGGAAAAGTAAATCCGAGAAACTTTTCGGAAATATCTCCCTGCACAAATTACACGATATGCTGTCACTAGCACTCGAGAGGTCAATGGTTCCAAAAGAACCATCTATTGATCCTCGGTAAGCTAGGTCTCGATTAACCTCCGGCTGATAACTAAGGTCGATTTTAAATCGCCCTTTCAGTTCGGACTCGAGATAGGAACCTATCCACTTCTGAAACATCATGTTGAGGGTCGGTTCTGTACAGACGGTTCGCGAGATTTCTCTCGTTTTAGGTACAAATGTGAGACGTGAGCCATCTACCATGACGTCACCGCACTGGACGCCGCGCATAAGCTCGGCGTGAAACCAATACGGTTGATCAATTATGGCATATCTGTAATGACGATAAAGCAGGTCACTTGTGCGACTTAACGGCGAGTTGAAAAGCTTCGTATAGAAATCATACGACTCGCTATTGAGGTTCGCTCCGGGCCCTAAGCCACACCCCTCCGCAAACGAAGAGAGCGTAGGATAAGGATCGGTTCCGCACTTGACGAAGACATCATACAGCATCCATTTTAGGGTGCCAATGGCTTCTTCGGCCGCATTACTGCGGGGTTTCAAGTTGAATGCTCGGCAGGAGTCGTTAGACTCCAGAAATTTCGCCAAGCACTTAGCATCAGCGTCCGGAAGGACGTCGTCTTGAAATTTCTTCAAGATACTCTGTTTTAACCAGAGCTTATGCGCAGATGAAATAGGCATATCTGATGTAAGGATATGTTCTCTCATTGGGATATCTGCCTGAAGGCAGGCTTCCAGCTCAGAACTCAGGTGGTTCATAAACTAGCGTTCCTTGTAGTTGACTACGATTAGAAGATCAACAACCCTTTTGATCGTATGTTACCAGGTTCGCACCCGATAACCTGACGAGATTAACCACCGATGAAAGGCGGCAAGATCAAAGTCACTAATAGTACTGCCGTGAGGCAGGACGATAGAAACAGTAATTCCACGTCCACGCTTTTTGGTCTGCGCAAGATGTACGCGCAAATCATAAACGAGGCGGGAGGCACCATCGCTACCGTCAATACTAGCGGCCATGTCATTGTTACGATATGCCAGTCACCACGGTGTCACCCAGGCCGGCGCTCTGCTGTTGCAGAATACCGATTGCCAGGGAGTACATTGCGCGGAGATTGGCGGGGTCAGCAACATCACTCCCGGCCGGGATATGCATACGCATATCGATCGACGCAAGTGCGATTGGTTGCCCGGCGAGTGGTAGCACGCCCTTGCGGACGATGTACTTAAACTCGTTCTTAGGAACGCTTGGCAGCAGGCCCGTCACAGGGTTGGGTTTCCCCAGCACTGCGAACGTCTTCGGCCGAAAGAAAGTGGCCGTGAAGGGTGACGAAACAGAATGAACTGTCACGCCGGCCTGTGTACCACCAAGAGCGGAAACTGCTACCTGTTTGCCATTTACATCCGGTGCCACGTCGACCACGACCGTATAGGTCGGGGACGTAAACCCGGTCTGAGCACCGCCCGTTACGGGCGTGGATACATTCCAAGTCATACTTGTACTCCTATATGAGACAGTTGATGAGGAAGTGCGGGAAACGGATTACCCGTAGCCCTGCACACGTCGTCCAGACACGATCAGAGCGGCAATGTTGCCTAACTGACCGGGCCTGCCGGGCAACTCGAACTGAAGGGAAGGATATCCCAAGCTCGTAGGTGCTCGAGAAACGGAACGACTAGAGCTTACATAATAACCAAGTGGGTTATCAGTAACACTGATTAAGTTCCGGCCGTAGAAAGCCCGAATAGTTGCTGCGTCAACCGAATAAGAGTTATGAAGTCGCGTTTCTGCGACGTTGTTTCTCTGAACTCGGCGAACGCTGCTGGTATCAGTGCAACCTGCTTCAATGACGTCTCCGATGTTACTGAAGTAGTCAATCATGAAGCTCCAAGGCAAGACCTCCCACACAGTTGGAATAAAGTTCTGGAATTGAAACCCAGAGAGCTCTATAATCCGTGCAGTAGATCCGCTGTTGTAACCCATCTGAGCGGCCAAGCCAACCCGGTATATCACTTTCGCGTCGGTGCGGTAATTTGTCACCTTACGATAAGATACGCCGGCATTACTGGTACCAGTAGTAACGGTACCAGCGGCCCATACCTGAGAACTCTCCCCGTAGCCTTTGATCGCAGCCCGACGAATGTCGAGGTTAAATCTGGCAAGGGTTTCGGCGGCAGCTTTAATGTCACTAAGAAATGGTGACACGCCGAAAGAGTACTCTAACCATGTGTCCGCAACAACTCGATCGAAGCTCCTTCTCGGGGAACGCGCTTTTCTTTTTTTAAGCGTGTTCGTGTACCCTTGGAGATATTCGACTAGCGAACGACATGGGCTCTTTAACATCCCTATCGTTTCACGTAGTTCGGCTAGGAACATGGGGCCGGAAATCTGATACATGGCCTCACGTATATCCTTGTACGTTCGGATAAGGGCTTGATTATCCGCTGTAGTAAAGCTTGGTATAAAGTTACTAACGAGACCAACATCGGCCGCGCTGAGATTCGTCGACTGCGCGAATCTCACTACCTTGCTCGGGTTATCTACAGATGGCCAGTAATACTTAAAGCCACCTGACCCACCAACGTACTTCAGCTCGCTAATAGAACCAGCGAACGTGGTACTTGCATTGGAACCCTCCTTGACCTGCTGTCGCCAGCGTGGGTTCGGCGTCCCCGTACGTGTTCGACCGTACTGTGTAGGAAACACAGTCGTGGTTGTACTAACGTGCGTGGCCTCCGTTCTCACGAGGCTAATGCGGGTTGTTGAAGATTTGGTTCCCATGTGGCCTCCAGCGTTTGGGCAATGTTACGCCCTTTGTTGAGTGTCCAGGACACTAAGACGGTTTGTCAAGGCAAAGGTACTTGCCTTTCAACCTTGATACCGCCCTAGAGCCCCGGACAGTTTTCCAACCTCTAACTAACAGTAGGCTAAGGAAGCCTAACGTCATCAGAAGTCAGCAACAGGAAGTACCTAGCGCATAGAAGCGCCAGAGGTGCCCCG